CGTGTTTTGGGGGTTTTATCTATGAAGAACGCCACGCAAAAACAACTTCTATCTGCATTGAAGCCGTGACGTTAAGGAAGAAGAAAATGACCCATGAACTGAAAGCCCGCTGGGATCATGGACGCTTATATGTCCAAGGAGTTGAGCGTTGTAGGTTTGAAGGCGACATTGAGTATTACAAGCGCGTCGCACACTATTACACAACGATGGACGGGACAGAATGGCGCAATAAGAAGTTAGCTGAAGCCTATCGGAAAGGTCGGACAATTGCGGACCTTTCCATTGATTACGGCATCAGCACGGTAATGGTTCGCGTTATCCTTGGAAAGCAAGGCATAACAATGCCGAACGCCAGAGGACCTGTTCCGCCAGAACGCGGGCAGGAAATTCATAAACGATGGAAAGCTGGAGAAAAACAAAAAGACCTTGCCGTAGAATACAAAATCAGTCGCTCAAGAGTTCATCAAATCTGCTGGAACATGTCTTTTCAGCTTATGGTTGAAAGGAACCGCAAAGAATTTAAAGAGCGCCGTAGTATCAAGCCGCCGCCGTTGGACATTACGGACTTGGCTTCTACGGATGAAGTGTGGACCCCAGAAATGCAAGCAGCCGAGTTTGAGTCCTACAGAAACATAGACATCATGTGAAAAAGGAAGAAAGAAATGAACAAACAAGCACACTACTGGCAGATTCAGGAAGATCGTTGGCATCAGCAATATCTGGAAGCTGAGAAGACAATTGACCAGTTAGATACCAGAGTCTGGGCATTGCAAGCGGCGTTGCAAGAGATCAGCAAAATCAACAACAAGCGCGACCGCTACAGCGACGAGATTGACGGCATCATCAGCAAGGCGCTTGAGGGAGTCCTATGACTGACCTTGTGCGCCAACTGCGCGAGCGGATTGACCTCCTTGAGGAACAGATCCGCCAGTTGCGCGAGGATCTCGTGCCGGTGAACAACCCGTTCCTGCACACGTTCTCACGCCAACATGCAGCCCTGCTTCTGGGCATCTACAGCAAGCGGCTGGCTACCTACGCCTACTTGGATGCCATCTGCTCCAAGACAGGTCATATCAACCGTGGCGAAGGCGATGACTACGCCAGACGCCGAGTGAAGGTTGCTATCTTCAAGCTGAAAAAGAAGCTGCGGGCACTTGGCGTCGAGATCAGCACCCGGAGAGGGTTGGGTTACTATCTGGATGATGAGAACAAAGCGAAGGTTGAGAAACTGATGGAGAAGAAAGATGATCGTTCAACTTAATCCAACCATTCCGCTCAATACGCCACTGGGGAAAGCCTTGTGTCATTTCCTGATCGACAACGGCGACGAGCATCACTTGCTGTGGGTCTGCATTCAAGATGACACGGGCGAGATATGGGTATGGCCTAACACCAAGGTGCGCGGGCGCAATAACCCTACGATGGGGAGGAAGATAGATGGGAACGATTAAACAACACATACCAAAATTCGTGTCTGGAATTGATCCTACCACACAAACCTTTGACACTCTTGAGGAGCTTCTTAACATTGATTTTGTAAAACGGTGGGGTGGCGATGACAATTTCCATCAATTTAGCATTGGGCCATATGGCGACAGATGGCATCTAATGGCTGAACAGGACAACGGAAAACGATGGTGGGTGGTTGGTTACATTACAGGCATTGCAAGAGATGAGCTAAATCTTCCAGATTGGAAGCCTAACAAAGGAGATAAGTGATGCTTACGCAAGAAAACCCGATGGATCTTCTCTTAAGCTATAAGCCCAAGTCCACTGAGGAACTGGCCGAATGGCTCATGATGGCTGCTCGCAATCTGAAGGACGGTGAGGGGAAGATCATCTATTTCAGGCTAGACCCGGCTTTGGCGTACCAGATTGCCAGCATGATGCAGGAAGCAAAACTGAAGGTGCCGGAATGACTGATCGTTATGCAGTTATAAACCCAGAAACGCTGAAGGCGATGCGTCATGCTGGACATGTCGCCAAATTAGAGGCCCGCATCGAAAAGCTGGAGGCGGCGCTGCGCAAACTGTCCGGCACTTGCGATTGCTGGGCGGCAGTGGAAGAATGTGAAAAGGCAAGAAAACTGTTGGAGGAGAAAGATGATTGAGTCGCTGGGAATTGTCTTTTCGTTCGCCATCATCATCTTGTTTTTCTACACAATCTTTGCCCTGTATCAAGAAATGCTGTGAGGAAACATGCAAACGCTTGAAGAAATGAACGCACACTACAAAGCTGTCCGCGCTCGCCTGAACGCTGGGCCGCCTCCTAAACCACTCTTCATCGCACCGCCGGAACCTGAGCCTGAGCCTGAGCCTGAGCCCATTCCTGAGCCGGTTGTAGTGGTGATAGTACCCCCAAAAGAACCCGTCCTTTTGACGCCAGTGCAACAAATCCTAAAGGAAGTGGCTGAAAAGCATGGCGTCACTGTCAAGGACATAAAAGGCAAATGCCGGAAACTCAAGTGCATCAGGCCCCGGCATGAGGCGGCTTACCGCATACGCATGGAACAGGGCTTCTCGCTACCCCAAATTGGCCGGGTGCTTGGCTTCAGAGATCATACAACCATTCTTCATGGGATAAGGAGATATGCAAAAAAGTTGGAAGCCCATTAACTATTTAGCAATGTATCCCGCATAGATTGGGCTTATCAACAAGGAGATACACCATGAAAGCCGTCGCATACGAAGCCGCCAATCTCTTCGCCACCTGCGCAGCCGTCGCTCTGATCTTTACCGTCTGCGTTGTGTTGGGAGGCTAAGATGGACAGCTTTGCTCTTGTCTTTCAAGATCGTCTGTCGCAGTATGCGGCAGACATTCGCCGCTTAGAAAATCGAATCACTGACCTTGAGGCGGAGATCACAGAGTTAAAGCGTCCCAAAATTGAAAAACGCACTGAAACAGCCTTAGAAAATCTACTCATGAAAGGAGCAACTTATGGCCGCCCTGAAGACTGAAAAAGACAGAACAATTGATCTGGAACAGCAAATCATCAAGGTTCTGCACACGGAGGAAGAGATACACATTGTGATGAGTGCGATGGTCGTTGTGATGGCCACCCTTATTGTCTCAACAAACTCTCGCGATAATATTGCTGAGGCTCTGAATATTACAGAAAAAACAATTAGAGATACGATAGAAATTATAAATAAACGGTGGAGAACCGACGACAACGCGCCCGTGCATTAAGTGCCAGTGAAAGCAGGAAACACATGAAGTTCTTTTTGACGCTCAACATACCCACGAAAAACGGCATGTCTCACATGATTGTGGGAGAACATCCCGCTAAATCTATTGAGGAGTTTCAAGAGGCTCTTCATCGGGAGGACTTTCTCCTCGTGGAAGAATGGCAACCTCAAGACTACGGAGAAATGAGGAATGAAGGAAAATTGCTGCTCAATCATCAACTCATCGGGAAAGTAAGGGTCTACAAGCCCAGATAAGGAACAGACACATGGAATATCAGGAAGTCATCACCAAAACCATCGAGATTTTCCACGACCGCGCCGCTCAATATGGCGACTTGCGGGAGACGCTGGATCGACAGGCGCAGATCGCTACGCTGATCTTGGGCAAGCCCATCAGCGCCTACGACATCGCCATGATCCAGCACGCCTGCAAGCTGGGGCGTCTAGAGGGCGATAGGGGCAAGCTGGACACCTACGTGGACGGCATCAACTATTTTGCCTTTGCGGGCATGTTGGCGACCGCCAAGCCGGTGGAAGAGGAAATAGCTGAATTAGTGCAGACCTATACGGCGCAGCCCGAAGAGGAATGAGGGGGGAGACCTGCCATGCACAAGCCTATCATTCAGGGTTCTGTCGCGTGGCAGGATCTCTACGATCAAGGGTATGTGGTTCTTAGGAAAGACGAGTATGAGGTTGCGACGCAATGGCAATTAATGGACACCGCCCCGCAAGACGGGAGTTGGATCTTGGGCTGGAACGGCCGGTGGGTTGAGATCGTGTTCTTTGCCTGTGGAAAATGGGACACCGGCACTGACGGGGCCTTAAATCCCCAGCCAACCCACTGGATGATGCTGCCAGAACCGCCAAAAAGAGAGAAAAAACGACATGATAGAGGATCGGAATAAGGAAATCGCGAAATTATGGGAGACCGGCTACACTTCCGGTGAGATAGCCAGAAAGCTTGAAATCTCCCGCGGATCTGTTATGGGAGTTATCCACAGATTTCGTGCTAATGGAGAAAAAATCTCCAGAAGAGCAAAACCGAAGTTCGCTATTGAGCCCCCCAAAAAAGAGGTAGCGCCAGTGGTTAAGAAATCGACCAAATCAGTCAAGGCAAAGCCCCCAAAGCCGCTGAAGCCGCTGCCACTGTTTGAAACGCCAGCTCCAGTTCTGCTCAACGCAAATTGCACCTTCATGGACCTGACGCCTCAGTCTTGCCGATTTATCATTGGGCCTGTCAGGGGTCTGGATACGATTTACTGCGGCGAGCCAAAGTCGGGCAGGTCGTTCTGCAAACAGCACAAAAAGCTGTGCTACTACACCATCCAGCCAAAACCCAATCTCAATAAAACGGAACCAAAGACGCCAAAACTTTAAATGTGTTGGTGTCAGTTTTAATGATGGTGTATGTGTAGACATTAAGAGCCCCAGCATATCCTGAAGCCGGTGGGCCATTTTGCCATACGGGGGTCACGGACGTTCCATCAATGGTAATGCCCGTATTGTAATAGCCGGTAGAACCGCATTGCGCCAAGAAAGCTACGGTTATACTCTGACCAATACCCATAATGGTATTCAAGGTCGTGCCGCTGCTGGCTCTGAAATACAAGTTCCAGTTAGAGGTAGCATTTGGAATAGAATAGATAACTGATTGATTGGTAACATAATAGTTAATATTTCCAGAAGCGCCACTAGTAAAGCAAGTGGCTGTCTCAGCCGCATTAGTCAAAATGGATGCAAGGCTTGAGGACGTGCCGTTGAACGTCTGCGTTCCCGTAAACGTGTAGCTAACCGTTGGATCGAATGCCACTCCGCTTGAGGATGCAATGGTGATTGTGCCATTGCCGTTGGTGATGCTGATGCCCGAACCGGACGTCAGAGTGGCAGGCACCAAACTGCCTGAAAGAGTATTTCCAATCAGAAGCTGACCATTGCTGTAAGGGCCGTCAAACCCCGTGCCGCCGTAGGTCGTAGACAGCGGCGCGTCAATGCTGACGGCTCCCCCGCTGATCGTAATGCCTGAGCCAGCCGTCAAAGAGGCGTTGGTGGCAATGTCGATGTTGCTGCCATTTGACCAGATGAAGGTATATGCCCCCTGCGCGGCGACAACGCCACGCCCCGGCGAACCGCCAGCCGACAGCAGCGCCACATTGAAGGCCCCGCTTGTTGTGTTATTGACGATATAGAAACCAGACACGCCGGATGGGAAATAGACGGTCACGTTAGCCGTCAGTGTCCCCTGCAATAGGATGCAAGTGTTCTGGACATTGGTCTGCGTCAGCGTGACATTGGAACTGGTCAGAGAGACCGTGTAGGTGCCGCCAAATGCCCGGTCGATGATGTCCCAGTCGGTATTGACCGGCTCGTTCCAATGGCCGGTATAGGTGTTATTGTCGGGCTTGATGATGGCCTTATTGGTAGTCAGAGTGAAGGTATCGACCATATCAAAAACCCCTAGATGGCTTGGTTGGCTACGCGGAGCGCCTTGACGATACTCGCATCAGGGGCATCCAGCAACGGTTTGGTATTGTTGTCAGTGGCCTTCTTGGCCTGATTGGCAAGCCCCATAAGGCGGCCCACCAGCGGCGCAATGTCGCGAGAGACCTTGCCGCCAGAGGCGCGGCCTTCACGTTCAGGCTTATTAGAAGCTTGCTGCGCAGCATTTTGCAGAATGGTTGACGTTTTATCCAAGAATTTGGATACAGCAGGGCTCCTGTCAGCCAGAAGACCTAGATACGCTATATCTTTTGGATTTGTAGAAGTTGCCAATGGGATGATTTTTTCAGCCATTCGCCGTTCAGCAGAATTGCTAATTAATTTTCCAGTGAAACCTACCGCAGCACCAATGGTTCCAGCTATAGGAACACCCATACTAGGAGCGCCAAGCATCAGAGCCATGAGCGCATCTGCGCCAGCAAGTCCTACGCCTCCAGCAACGCCGCTCAGTCCAGCTTTTGCACCACTACCAAGAGATGGTTCGGCAAACTGAAGTTGATTGGTTTTTCCAACCAAATGTTCAGAAATAAGTTTGCCCTTGATAGAGTGATACGCATCATCTCCAAGCGCCAATCTCATACGCGAATTGAATTTGTTATCAGTGATAAATTTTTTGGCAATTTGATCCAATTTGCCTTCTTGAACAGCGGTATCTATTTTGCTCGCAACGCCAGCAGCAAACAATTTGCGTTGTTCAGGATTGTACCTTGCCAAGGCGTCAGTGATTTCTTTACGTTTGTAGTCATTCATGTTCCCAAAGAATTTTTGACCAGCTTCGGGAGCAGATCCGGCTCTGAAAGTGTCACTAGCAACGTCTCTCGCTTTTGCATAAGACGGCACATGAGTATCAAGCTGTTTCACCAGTTGTTCACGAGCAGAGCGAACAGATGACTCCATAGTGGTATCACCCTGACGAATGGCCATCTGTTCCATAGCATCAAGTTCACGTTTTACTTGGTCGTAAAACGATAGATTTCCATGCGTGACTTTTGCAGGCGTAGCGGACTCCGCTGGAACCTCAACAAAACCGCGCTCTGTCTGCTGCCATTTTGCGGGAATTGCTTGTTTTCCAGCAATCTCTGTGGGCGGAATTATCTTAAAATCAGGATTATTTTTTGCCGTTTCTTTTGCGTTTTCCATAGCCTTTTGAAAGATGGGCCGCTCCTGAAGATCGCCGAGCCCTGCAATCGCTATTGAAGATGCTTTTGGATCTGATCGTGCCACTTTATAAACAGCGTCTCGAATAGCCTTGCCTTGCTTTTCGGCCTCTTCTGTCAAAGCAGCAGCGTCAAGTTTCATGCCAATAGACTGCTCAATTTGCGGACTGACACGGGCAGTCGCAGCAGCGTCTCTTTGTGTCAAAAACTTATTTAACTTTGCCGCAGCGGCCTCTGTTTCAGGGCTTAAAGCTGCATATTTGGAAAGAATATTGCGCGTCGCTGGATCAGCAATATCGTAGACACTGACAGGTGTTCCTGCCTTAATTGCCGCTTCAATTTCTTCTGGCGTCATCGCCAAAGTTCCGCGACGAGCGCCATCTGCAAGAGATCGTGCCAATTCATTTTTTGCTGTTGCAGTAGGCATCAAAGATGATTCGATAGCTCGTGTGGCCCAAGCGCCGCCTGCGCCCCCAAGAAGAGCGCCAGCAACCCGAGCAAAAGGTTCTGCTGGATGATCCTCGGCATATTGTCCGCCAGCTTCAGATCCAAGCCCACTGATCGCACCCGTTACTACACGACCTGTCATGGTCTTAACAGGTCCAAAAATACCGGGAGTTGCTGCGCGAGCCACTGCCCCCGCATACTTTCCTTCAGTTGTCTTTGGTTCATACGCTGTTGCTGGGACAACAGTCGTGATCATTTTCTCCATACCTTCCGAAGTTGGAAGACCAGCATAGGAATAACCTTTTTGCTCTGTTGGAGACTGAAACGCTTTTTGGACATTTGTAATAGATTGGCTCAAAGCTTTCGCTTTGTTTGGAGAAATAAAATCAGCAGCCTCAGCCCCCTGAATGCCTTTTTCAACCATCCAATTTGGCACATCAGATGTGATAAATTTTGCTGCTGTTCCCGGAAGCCCAGCAATATCCCCGATGCCCAATGCACCCTTAGCCATTGCGGATTTAGCAACATCCTCCCCAACAGTGCCCCAATCTTTCGGGGGCGCTTTAGGAAATTCCCCAACACCAGTGAACTCAAGTTCGCTTACTGGTGGCTTCTTGTCGCCAGTAGGAGCAAGATCGCTGGACCCAGAAAACTCAAGAGCTTGGATTTCTTCCGGGGTCATGTCACTTCCCTATGCCATAGTAACGAAGGATACCGGGGCCAAAGGTCTTTTCAACGAAAGCTTTTTGCCCCTGAGACATATCGCCCGCATGTTTGTTCAAGAACTCCATCCATGAAACAGGACGGCCGTTTTCCATCAACGGCTTATCCTTCACCATTGGAGTGGTGTTGAACATCTTCTCCAGTGCTTCGCGCTCTTTGCCGTAATGAACGGTTGAATAGTCATCATTGAAGTGCTGATCGACTAAACTTCCACTGCGTTGAGCAAACTGTGTCGCTCCGGGAACATCGGAGAACTCTTTCTTGTACTGGGTAAAGTAGTTGTTCTTATCAATCTCTCGTTGATTTTGAACATAGATGTCAGACAACATTTTAGCCTGCCCCTGCGGAGTGCTAAGATATGTTGGCAATGCCGTAGCTACGTCTTTAAATGCAGAATAAGCTTTCTGACCTGCATCAGTTGTAGCCTGAAGCTGCATTCTTGAGACGAGCTTGTCGATGTCTTGCTGTGTGGCCAGATTTGCCCCATTTGCAATCTCAGGAAGGCCCACTATTGCGCCAAGGCCATTGAGGTATGAAACAACGGGCTTCATAATCTCTTGAGGCTTTCCAGACGCAGAGATGGACTTGTCGCGAGGCAGTGAAGCAAGATTGGTCGCAAGCGTAGCCAACTGCGGACGCTGGTTCTGCATAGCTGAAGCGATTTCGGCTTGAGGCGTATAGACATCTTTGATGTCCTTCGCACCTGTTTCGCCTGCTGTTCGCAACTGCTGTGCAGTGCTTTTTGCACTTTCGGCAGCACCTTTAGACAACCTGATTACGCCACCAATAGGCGCGGGCGCAGCCTCGGCGGGTTGCTCCGTCGTTGAAGGCGCTGGTGCAGGCGCAGGTTTGGCGGGTTCAACTGTCGGTTTGGCAGCCTCAACAGGAGGTTTCGGGGCTTCCTGAACCGGCGGTTTAATTTGCGTCTGCGTCTCAGTGGCAGGCTTGGAAGGAAGCATCTCAGAAACACGAGGATCAACCCGATACTTTTCGGGGTTGTCCCACCACTTGCCAATATCGACCCAACCATAGGAGCCGTTGGGCAGCATGTGGCGAACGAAAGTGACACCGTTGATGGTCTTGATGCTGTTTCCAGCAATATCGGCGTACTCTTTTTCGGTGGTTGCGCGTGTCTTGCCAATTTCCGCTTCTTGAGCGGCAGACTTCATGTAAGCAGCCGCACCGCCCACAAGGCCCTCACCAAGGCGCTGCGAGAAACGATACTTGTCTGAGGCCAACATAGTGCCAAGGCCCGCAATCAGCGGAACCCAGAAGCTGCTGTCCGTGGGAACGGCATCAGGCAAGATTTTCTTGCCGATGGTCTCCCACGGCTTGGGCTCATCACTCAAAGTCTTGGGGGCAAGGCCAGTAGCGGCAGTGGCAGTCTGGGTCGAAGAAGAGGCGACAGGAGCAGCTCCAAACTTTGGCAGTTCTTTGCCAGAAGCTATTGCATCGGCGTAAGCCTGACGTTGAGCCAATGCCTCTGTGGGCCCAGCTTTAGGACGCTCATAACCGCGCATAAAGATTTCTGCCGCAGCATTAGGATCTTTAGCGGCCTGCATTCCTTCCAGCGTCTTTGCATATGGACCACGCAATTG